TCTAGGCGATCATCCGTTGTCTCGTCGTACATGATGTGGGCATCGTCATCTGTGCCAAAGTACAGCTTCTTGTCATCTGGCATCTGCACCTCACCGCTTGAGTCAGCAGTGACAACCTTGGATGCTTCAATTGCACCTAGAGTAGTAACATCAGTCTTGAAGTACGTGCCGAAGTCAGTCAAGGCAACCTGTACCATTGTGCCATTGTCATTGACAACAACACGGTCTGCATCAGCGAGAGTCGTGGAGGTGGCTGTAGTGTCACCATCAAGAATGTTAAACTCAGCCGCACTGCTTGTGACGTTATCTAACTTGTTGAGTTCAGCCGCAGTTGCAGTGACTCCAAGATCAGAAAGTGTGCTGACATTGCCTTTAGCATCTAACTGTGTTTGGATATTGGATGTGACACCGTCGATGTAGTTAATTTCTGCGGTGGTAGCTGTTACGCCATCCATTAGGTTAAGTTCTGCGGCACTCGCCGTAACACCATCTAAGATATTCAACTCAGCAATCGAAGATGTCAAACCAGAGAGGGAATCCATTGACCCCTCGAAGTACGTTGTAAAGTCGGAGAGAGCGACTTGCTTCATCGTCCCCGCGTCGTTGACGACAACTCGATCTGCGTCTGCTAGTGTAGTAGACGTCGCAGTTGTGTCCCCATCTATAATATTTATTTCGGTGGTAGTTACAGTTGCACCATCAAGCTTGTTAAGTTCTGCGGCTGTTGCTGTAACATCAGTAAGATCCGTCGGGGCAATAGAAATGTTTGCAGTACCGTCAAACGACTGGCCCGCAATGTTACGGGCTGTTTCTAGGGCGGTAGCTGTGTCGGCGTTACCTGTAAGATCTCCCGTGACATTTCCCGTGACGTTACCTGCGACGTTTCCCGTCAAAGGTCCTACGAAACTCGCCGCCGTGACTGTCGTCGTCGAGTCAATCTTCGCCCCCGTAACAGCATCGTCTGCTAATCCAGCGGTAGTAAGTTGGGGACCTTCCCCTGTAGTCCCATCGTGGGAGTGTCCAGTAGAGGCATTAAATGCCGACTGGATGGCATCAAACTCTCCGTCTAAGTCCGACGCATTGATGACATTACCATCCGCAATATTATTAGAAGTATCGTTACGAACGTATCCAGTTCCCATTTTTTACCTCCGGCCGTACTGACCGTATTGAATTAGCATGGAGTCGAGTGAGTAAGGAGGGTCATCCGACGTGCTAGTGAAGTTAAAAGCCACAACATTACCTGATCCGACAAGTTGTGTATCAAAGATGTACTGTAGTCTGCCTCCGAAACTACCGTCTCCGTACTCGGCAGAACCATAAAAAGCGACCTGTGCCGCTTCGTTTGAGAATACAGTCTCGTCTGGTTGTACTACGTCTGTTTCTCCAAAATCAAACTCTGTACTCATCTCGGCTGTAAAACCCCCTTGAGGATCGAGAAACAGTTTTGCCTTGTACATGTTCTTACGTGTTGTTGGGTCTGTGATGGACAGGGCAGGTGTTTTGAAACTTGCCGGTATATCTGTCCCGTCAAAGCTGTTGCCCGACTCCATTTGGTACACGTAACCATCAGTGTTTGCAAACAGTATATACTCGGTGTTGTCATTCAAGCTACTCGACGCGACGTAGGCGTTGATACCCCGCAGTTCACCCCACGACATGCCCTCACCACCTTGTCCTGCAAACTGCGTACCTAAGATTCCCCTAGCGGCGTTGTCTGTGTAACTTTCATTGTACCCCAAGATTCTGTACTGGGACTTCTCACGGATAACAACACTAGAGAATGAGGATGCCGACCGTACAAACTCAGATACGGTGGGCTGTATCACCTTAGAAACAACAGCGAGTCCAAAATCGTTGTTACGCTCTGTGGCACTAAGAAGTCGTAAGCCGTCAGGACCCAAGAACATGATGTCACCGCCAATCTCTTGGGCAGTATCAGTACGGACAGCCCCGATGTCTCTTGTAACAGGCTGTACCGCAAAATCAGCGATGGAGTTTCCAACTAGAATACTGATGGATTTTTCCGTGAATATGACGAGTTGCTCACGGAAAGCGACCAAATCTGTTATAGCGGTGTCAAACTCTATTGTACCCGCGCCAGACGCGGCTGTAAAGTCAGTATCGTCAAAAGGAGCAGAAAAAGAGAGGGTCGTCGACTTTGCGAAGAAAAGGTGATTCTTGAATGCAATCGTGTGGGTTGCCCCGTCTTGATCTCCTGTGGCCGTCGTTATTTGAGAGAACGTAGTGCCATCCCACTTGTACGGCTTATCGTCACCGTCCGTGATGATTAAAACATCGTTAGAACCAAAGTGATGCTTCGCAAACCGTGTGCGACCTGTACCACTAAGCGTTATTCCGCTAGAACCGTAGATTGCGTTGTCCGTAAGCTGAGTCCAGCCGGAGCCGCCGGATTGATATACGTGTGTTCCCCGTGTCGCAATCGCTGACTGCTCAAACTCAACAACGCCACGGATTGCACCTGTACCTGATATTGCCGCACTATCCCACTTGTCGTAGCCCTCAATACGACGGTAACCCCCCTCGACGGACGGCTCAAAGTTACGTAGTGTGACTGCCGATCCGGGAAATTGCAGACCCTGTTGTATAGGGGCCATATTGGTTATCAATCCGCCTTGGAACTCGAGAGGGAAAGTCTGCCAACGGTCCATTAGAATGCCCTGAAGTAAGCGTGTTCGTTAACGAGGAGAACCCGCATATTCTTGATGCCATTCTCAAACTTTGACTGAGATAGGTTAGCCATCTCAATGTTGTCTCGAAACATATACGCATAGTACATAATGCCGTCAACAATGACGTGGCGAAATCTTTCAGGAATCGTGGGAACGTCTGTCGCATTTTCCAAGTCAACAGGCTCCATGTAGTACTCGTACTCAATCTCATACGCTTTATCCGGCATCGGTACGATGATGAACTCCTCGTCGGGAGTACGCACAACGTTACGAGAAACACCCCCTACAGTTGAGTCTGTCTCGTACTCTTGATCGATGTACGTATCGAGGTATTCTGCGTACGTAAGCTGAGGTAGTCGACGTCCTTGTCCTACGTTTAGGGTAGTATTACGCTTCACGCGAAAAGAGCCGAAGTCTACGTACTTTGCGTTTTCAATGAGGGCGTAGCGAGATACTCCTGCTTCGAGGTCAATCTCTTCTTTGTTGTGATTGTAAGGCCAAAAGAAATGCGCTTGATTGATGTGTCGAATAGACGAGTTAACAGCTTCTTTGAGCGTGGGGTAGAAACCCTTTGCTGTACTAAAGTTGCTTGAGGTTAGGGCAGTTTCGTTTAAACGACGTGCCGCGTCATTTACCAGCCCAAGATAGTTGTAAGCCATTATCGCTCCCGTACCTTAAGCACGATTTTTCTTTCCGTGCTACTGCCTGTGGAGGTTGTGACCGCACAGTAGATATTGTAGGTTGTGTTGGCGTCTCCGAGACCAATCTCAATAGTAGCCACTGTATTTGTGTTCGATGAGCTCACGTGCTGGAGGCTGTTGACAACATCTGTGCTACCCCACGTCTGTTTTACGCCGTCTGCATCTTCAATCTTCCACGACACTGTAGAAAGTGTTGCAGTGTCAAGATAGCGAGACCAATCCACGCTGAAGTCGAGTTGTTCATCCGGGTCTTTATCCGGCCATTTTAATGCCATTAAGCGGCCCTCACGTAGGCTATTCTGGGTTTATCTTGAGAAATAGAGACGACCCGAGACTTATCTTCGGGTACAGTAACAATTCGGGAAACATCCTGCGGCACAAACACGACGCGGGATTGGTCATTTGAAACAACGACTAAACGAGGTGTATCTTGCTTGACATAAACAACACGACGGTGCTCTCTATTATTAGCGTCAAATATGTTTTGTACAGTACTAATTGTAACGTCATCTACGGTACTCGTCAAACCAACAGACGTAAATACAACCACAGAGTTAGCGATGACAGTGACGTCAGAGACGCTAACAGTAGATTCCGTACCAGATAAGGTTATTGAAGAATCGGCTGTTACGACGACGTCTTTGATTTCAGAGACAGCGTCAACAGATGGAACAGCAATAAAGTTGGCTACGATTACATCGTTAACAGAACCTGTAGCTGAAACACTAGGAACATCGACTGTTTTCGCTATAGATACCGTAACAGTTTCAACAGATCCTGTAGCTTCTACACCATCGACGCTATCAATATTAGCTTCGGCTACTACATCACCTATTCCACCATTGGCTGTGACACCTTGGACTGATGTAATAGAATGTAGCGCATCACCTTCAATGACTACGTCAGGGTCTACATTACCTGTTGCACTGACACTCGCAAGTTCAAAGTTTGCGATACCACTAAGCGTTACCGTCTCTACTTGCCCGGTTGCCTGTACTCCATCGACAGGTATGTCTTTTGGTATAGATACGTCAACAGTTGTGACTTCGCCAGTACCCTCAACACTAGAGAGTGCGAAGTTGGCATCACCAGATATAGTCGCTGTAGTGGTCTGACCAGTAGCGTCTGCCGACTCTGGGGTAACCACGGATTGTGCTGAGATAATTACATCGTTTGTAACTATCGTAGCTGAAACTCCGGTTACAGTGTTAACACCAGCTTCAGCAACTACATCACCGACACCGCCTGTCGCACCAACACCCTGAACAGAGGTGATAACGTGGTTTGCATCAGCTTCAATGACTACATCTGGATCTACATTGCCAGTTGCGGATACTGATGAGGCTGTTGTGTTCGCATCTGCGGCTACAGTGGCTGTTGTTACAGTTCCTGTTGCATCTGCTGATTCAGGTACGACATTCGCTTTACCAACAAACGTAAAGTCATCATCGGCAGTAACAGTTGCCTGCACAGACTCTGGTGTTACATTGGCCTCAGCATCTACAGTAGCTGTGGTTACAAAGCCAGTTGCATCAACACTCTCGACTTCAAAGGTAACGAACACACCAGTGAACGCAACGACAGGCTCAATCTCACCCGTTGCTTCGACACCTTCAACGATGCCTCTAGCACCCGCCTTACCTTCGGCTGTAGTAATCTGGCTTGTGGCTGATGTACTTGGTAGCGTTAAATTAGAATCACCAGAGAGTGTGACTGTGGTGACATTACCTGTGGAAGAAACATCGTCAAGCGTTGTGTTTGCATCCGCAGATATAGTAAGAGTTGTTGTCTGTCCTGCTCCATCAACACCCGTTGGGCTAGTGGAGGAATCCCCAGTGACAGTTGTTGTAGTCGTCTGTCCCGCACCCTCAACGCCATCTACCTGATGGATTGCAACACCGACAGTACCGACTGTTCCTGTTGCACCTGTACCCTGTACACTGGTAAGTGTGTGGGTAGCATCAGCTTCAATGACAATGTCGGGGTCAGCAGTACCGGAGGCAAATACACTAGGAGAAGTTATAGTTGCTTTAGCAGTAAAGGTGAGAGAATCGTTTACAGAGCCAGTGGCAGAGATACCGCTGTGAGTAGTAGAGATACTACCACTACCATATGTAGTACCTCCGTAATTTTGTTGCCCATAGATAGCACCTGCTTTAGTAACAGAAAGTGGTGCACGAACAGTTTCGGGAAGTTTGCCGTAATTGGAATCTCCGTATCGGCCAAGACCATAAACAGCCTTAGTAGGTACAGAAGTTACTTCAAGGTAAATATATATCGGGCCACAGTCAATTCCGTACTGCGCCGTATATAGACTTAATGTTCCGTTATTTACAGTAACTTCAGGGGAGCGTAGCCAAAAGTCATTGTTAGAGCCGATACTGCTAGTTTCAGCGTAAAGATAATACGAGCCTGTTTTTCCAGAAGTTAATCCTGTACCGCTAGACGGCGTGCCAAACCCATCTCTTACAAATTTACCGTAGGCACCAGTAGACGTTCCAACATTAGCAAATGTAACATTGTCGTAGTCAGCTTGAATGTAGTCTGTATTTGAGAGTTGAGAATTGTCAGCAACGGAATTAGTCTGAAAACCTTGAGACGTAGTAAAATCAGTGAAAGTATTCCCGCCAATATTAAAATCGTCAAACTGAATGTCGCCTCGGAAGGAGGTTCCAGACTGGTATAAAGCAACAAGACGGACAGTCTGCCCGATATACGCAGAAATGTCCGCCGTGCGTTGCGTATAAGTAGCACTATTCTGGGCAGGAACCGATATTAACGGTCCAACGATGTACCCCATAGTACTGCTCTACTCAGGCAATACGAATGACAGCGTTAGAAGCGTCAGCCGTAGGGAACTGAATTACAAAGTCACCGTTAGTCGATGTCTTGTCACCGCCGAAATCCAACACAGCGATAGCGTCAGTTGTACTTGAACCACCGTTAGTCTGAGTATTGTAGATCAACGCACTTGCCGCTTCGATTGTTGCGTTA